CGGCCGGGATCCGGTCGAAATAACTGCCGCTTGTTCGTTGGCTTTGTTGGTAGGAATAATCGCCGATGCGCTCAGCCGATTTCCGCCCGTCGGGATTGTTGTAGAGGTCGGCCGCAATTGAGACGAGCGCCGCCTTCAATTGTTTCGGTAGGTTCGCCTGCGTATAACCTGCCACGTAAGCGAAAACGATGTCGACGCCCGGCTTGAAGCGCTCGCCGTCGGGCTCCCGGCGGAGCGTCCATTTGTCGAAGCTGTAGTCAGTGCCGGCGACGAGCGGGACCGCGTTCTCGAGGACGGAGGTAACGCGAGCAATGGGCCCGTCCTTTGTCGTGAGGAGCGATTGCCACGCGTTGAGCTTGCGATTCTCCGCGGTGATTGTGTGCTCCTCGAGAGAATCGCAGCCGATCTCGCTCTCGAGGATCGCAACGGCCTGATTGACTTTTAGCTGTAGCGCGCCCGTGTTGGCAATGCCGAGATAGCTCGCGATGTCGTCGGGCGTGATGAGGACGCTCATTTTGCTCCAGGGTCGGCCCCGGCGTTCGGATCCGGAGCGGCCGGCGGGTCGGCCGGCGGTTCTTCTTTTTTCTCGGGCGTGACGATCTTGACGCCGGCTCGGCGCGGTTTCGTTTCAGGTTTGCCCGGTTTCGTTTCGGGTTTCGCCGGCTTCGTCTCGTCGGCGGCGATGAGTCCGAACCGGACCGCATCGGCATATTTGATTTCCTGCCCAGGCACGCAGAACAGGAAGGCCGCCCGAGGGTCGTCCGCATGGACGACCGCCGAGCGATCGGATGTAAGGAACAGGCGTTGGTCCGCGACGACGCGCCGAACAATCCTGTCCACGGATTTGATTTTGCCTACGGTTAAAGCCATCGCGGTTTGCCTCAATTCCTTTAGGTTTCGGTCCCGACCTTCACAGGATCCGGTTTGTGGTGTCATGCAAGAGAGCGCCGAGCGCCGCCTCGCGTTGGGTCGCCGTCACGCCCGGCGTATCGACCGCTTGAACGACGCCCACGCCGTCCTCGGTTTCGACGAGGAGGTCGGAGACGTCAAGCTTCACCAAATTGCCGCCGAAGGTGATCGTATACGGGCCGCCGGTTGAACCTGTGACGGTAACGCCGGCCGAGCCGATCGAAGGAAGCGCGCGGAGCGCCGCCTGCACTTGGGCCGCGGTCGCGGTATCCGCGAGAGCCGCGGTCACGAAACCTTCGTAGCTTAATTTGTAAGTACCGCCGGCCGACGTGTCGGGCGTCACGGTGATGGTCTGGATTTCTGTCGTCCCGTCGGACGGAACCCCGGCGTGCAATAACGGATCGCCGAGGCCCGCGCCTTCAATTACTCCGCCTTCCATTTTTTGGTCCTCCTGGCTTGGCTTTGGTTGAGAGTGTAGGCGCGGTCTATGACCGCGCCCGTTTCCCGGCTTCCGTTAGATGCCCGTAACGGTGCAGAACGCCGACGGCCGAAGGATCGCATTCGCGACGCGGATCCGCGCGCGGATCGTCTTTCGACCCTTCACGAAGTCGTCGTTGACATAGCCGATTTCCATTTCCATATCGGCCCGGACGACAAGCTGGATGAAGTTCGCGAAATCGCCGACGAGTCCGGTGTTCTCGGTGAGAACCTGGACCTCGGCGACGGTCAAACCCCAAATCCGAGCGGGCCCGGCTTCCGAGGGCGCGCCCCAGATATAGATGCCGTCCGCCGTTTTGAGAAGGCGGACGTCCTGCCAATCGTTGGGATTGAGGACGACCAAATTCGGCGCCGCTTGGCCGATCGTCGCGACTTTCGTGATCGCCTTGCGGATCGCATCCGGAACAGGGTCGCCGCCCTTGGCTTGGGTCTGGATGCCGGCCTTGTTCAAAATGCCGATGAGGTTCGGCGAGCTTCCATCGCCGAGAAGAATCTGGCGGTCCAGCCGGCGACGAATCGCAAACTCGAGGCGGTTGTCGATGTACGCTTGCACGCCGCCGACGTCCTCAAGCTGTTCATCCGTGACCGGGATGGAAGCCGGAATCTTTTCGACCGTGATCGTTCGCTCGGTGAGCTCGAGCTCGATCTCGCCGAAGGAATCGCCCTCGTCCTTTTCGACAACGTCGGTGAAGGTTTGGGTCGTTTCCTCCATGTACTTGTACGCGGCCATCGTGGTCGGAACAGTCGGAATCAGCGGCGCGACCTGAATCGGCGTCGCGGCGAACGGAACGACGAGCCCGGTGCGCAAGCTTTCAGGAGACCAACCGTTGCTCCGTTCGAAGAGCGTTTTCACGTTCGCCGGAATAGACGCCGTGATGATTTGGCCGCCGCCGCTCTTGGGCCGGTTTGTGTAGGCGACCGATTCGACGAACATTTGCCCGAGGGATTTCCGCGGCGCGTCGGAGTCGCGACCATTGCCGCCGCCCGGCGACCGGAAGTTCGGGTCGGCCGCTTTCCTGTTATGCGCGTCGAGAGCCGCCTGGGACTGCTTTACCGCCTCGAGCGTGTCGATTTCAACGCCGATAGCTGTTAGCTCGTCGTTCATCGCTTTCACGCGTTCGGCCTTTGCGACGGTCGTTAGGTTGTCGCCCAGGCATTTAACTTTCGTGAAATCCATTTCCGTGCCGGCTTCCTCGAAAACCTTCGAGAGCTCGCTCGATTTGGATTTGAGACGCTGTCGCGCCTCGACGAGTTGGACGAAGCCGATCAAGGGAAACACCTTGAGGCCGGGAATATCCCCAGGCCGGTGCGGCGTGGGGAAAATGACAGACAGGACAATGACCGCGACGAGCGCGATCGTTCGAAACGTTAAGCCGAAATCTCGCATTTTAGACTCCCAAGTGACGAGCGACCGAAGAACGAGCCTTCAGGTACTCGCCGAAAAGTTGGTTTAGATTGGCCGCCTTGCCGTCGTCGGCTCCGCCCGTCGGGTTATCCGTTTCTATCAGGAGCGCCTCGAGGGCCGACCGAGTGTCGGCGAGAGTTTGCATCATTCCCGTGAGCCGATCCCTATTCGCACGCGACAGGGTCCGCCCTTCTTTTGACCGCAAGGCCGCAAGCGCCTGCTCTCTTTTGCCGAACGCTTTCACGTCCGACAGCGCCCAGTCCGCAAGCGCGAAATCTTCCGCAAGGGAAAGGCCCGGCTCCTCGCCGGATCCTTTGAGGGCCGGCGGTTCGTCGCCGGCGTCCTTGATGTGCTTTGCCAAATGCGCGTGGATCCCTTTGCGATCGCCGCTCCAGGCTTGCGAGGAGGTATCGATGCCGCGGCCGCCGTTCAAAACAGCGATCGCCGACACGCAAGCTTTGAGATTGGCCGCGCCGGGTTCTCCGTCCGCGCTGACTTCGTGATGAATGAACCGGTAGGACGTTTTCTTCGCCGGGTCGCCGGCCGGATCCCTCCAGGCGTAAACCTTCTCGTAATAGGCGGCGTCCTGATCGGTTTTGACGTTCGCTTCGTTTGCCGGTCCGTCCCAGGCGGCGTCGGTCGTCGGCGTCTCATGTGCCGGGAGCGCCTGTTTCTCGGCCGACTTAATCGCCCGGGTCGTCGTGTTGACGCCGGCGCCGATCATTACCGGCGAGACTTCATGCACGATCATTTTCTCGAGGTAGCGCGCGCGCTGTCCCTGGAAATCGCCGTACCGATAACTCGAGATGTCGAAACCGTAGGACCATTCCTGATTGAGGCCGGCGTCGAAATTGTTCTTTAGCGACTTGTACCATTCGGTCGCGCTGTTCATGTCCAGGTAGAACGCGAAATCGGCGAGCGCCTGATTTCCGTCCTCGCGAATCGCCGCCTTGCCAATGTTCGGAACGCTCCAATCGTGAGCGCCGACGAGCTTTGCGTTCTGCATGCCGAACGCGCCCGGAAGCGTGACGTCGCCGTCCTTGTCCATTACGTTGAGCGTCGCAAAAACCGCGGTGCCCTTGCCCTCGCCGTCTACTGCTTTGACCGTGACGGAAATATTTTTGCGAATCATTCGGCCTCCTGGACTTCGTTAAAAAATTGAGTGCATCGGCAGTTTATGACCTCTTCCGCCGGCCCATCCGGGTCGCCCGGATATTGAAGCAAACTTCCGCCGACGTCAAACGGCTCGGCCATCGTTTGCTTTTGTCCGTTCGCCTCGAGATGGGAATCGCGGGTCCGGTCGTCGAGAATGCACGCCCATTCCTTCTCGAGCGTGACGCCACTTGCGGCTTGGGTTTCAAGAGCTCCCGACATTTTGCCGTAATTGACGGCCGCGGCCGTTTCTGTCCGCGCGATTGTCTCGGCGCGGATAGGCCCAAATTCATCGAAGAGCTCTTGAATTGCTTGTTGCGTTTTCGGGATTGAGGAGCCGTTCGTGATCGCATCGGCGATCGTTGCCCGCACTCGCTCCTCAGTCGTCGCCGAAATGTTTTTGATTTTCTGCGCTGCGGTCGTCGAGGCCCAACGCACGGCCTCCGGTCGAAAGACGTCGAAGGCGATCGCCGCGGGAATCTCCGAGGCGAGCAATGCCCAGCCGGCCTCCGCGCTCGAGAGGTTCGCCGCTTGAAGCGTCGCCGCCCACTTCGGATCCTGTCCGCGGAGCGCGTCGTCGAGCCAATCCTTTTTGCCCGTCATGGTTTTGCGGGTCGCCGCGGCGTACTTCGGGCCGACCGCCGCATAGGCCGTCGCGATTTGCTTGCCTTGCTGTTTGAACAGAACGCGGGCCTTGCGCGCGAGCTTGCCCTCCTGCCGGTGCATTGTCATGAGATATCGAGCAAGGTGGGCCGCTTTGCGCGGGCTCTTGGCTTTGACGTCCTCGAGGAATTTCAACCACTGCTTTGGCGGCGTCGGTGTTGGGTTTCCGGTATCCTCGCCGCCCGGATCCATTTGCGTGGGAGCGGCCGGCGGGAGCGCCGGCGTGTTGTCGGTGAAGTCGATTTCCTCGTTTGCCGGCACGGCCGTTACAAGCGAGGAGCGGAGGTAGACGTCTTGCGTCTCATCGACTTCGTTTCCCATTTGGCGTTGGGCGTTTGCAACGGTGCACCATCCGCCCTGCACCATGATGTCGAGGTACTTCGCCTTGTCGCCGAGATTCTCCTGCATCGCCGAAACCTTTTCATAATTCCAGCGAACCCGGAACAGGAGCGGCCGCGCTTCGAATTCCGGAAGCAAGTCGTGACCGATCGCAACCGCCATCGCGCGTTGGATTGGAAGTAGGCAATTCTCCCAGGCCATTTTCTTGAGCTCGATCATTGTCGCGCCGACTTTCGCTGTCCCCAGGCCGGCGCCGAAGCCGACGATTGCCGGCGGGAGCCCGAGCGCCGCGCACACGCGCTCCTCGGCCGTGTCGCGCCAATTGGCGAGATTGAGTTGCGCCGGCGTTAGGCCGAACGTGGAAACCTTCGTCGGGAGCGGCAGAACGAGCGGTGCGCCGCGGTTGTCGCCGACCGCCTTCTCAGAGAACCACGCCCGGATTACGTCGGCGTCGCCCTTCTCGATTCCAGCGAACGCGCCGCCGGAGCCGTCGGGCGAAATGACGACCCCTGGCACGCCCATGTTCCGGAGAATCGAGGCCATAAAGTTTGCCGCCTCGTCGTCGCCGAAGATTTCGCGAAATTCCGACCAAACGCCCGACATGCCGAGCCGTGTGTTCCGCGGGTCGATCCCGTTTCGGAAGTGCAGCACGTTTTCCGGAACGACCTCGAGCGCCGGGCCGCCATAGCCGGCATATCTCCACGCGCGGATGAATTGCGAGCCGTCGAGAGGCCAAATCGGCGTCATCATCCAATGCGGCGCGTACCAAAGCTCGACGACCTCGCCGGCGACGTTCTCATTCCACGGAACGTCCGGCCGCGGCGTTCGAACTTTGATCCAGTAGGCGTTGCCGTCGAAAATCCAGGAATAGAGAGTGCCGGCCCAAAGGGCGGTCGAATCATAGAACTTATTAGGCCGATCGATAAGCGCGATGATTTCGTGGTCGGTTATGACTTTCTCGGAGTCGCCGGGATTCTGGACAACCTCGAGCGAGGCCTGCGGGAAATTCCGCTGGACCCAGCGAATCGGCGACATAAGGACGGATGAACCGAGCCCGTCGCCTACTTCTTTTGCATAATCGTATCGGGTCCGCGGGAGCAACCCCAGGCTTCGAGCTCCGGAGTTCGCGAGCGTAAAAAAGAAAGCTTTAACTCGTCGTGCAATCTGTCGGAATCCCGTGGCGCCCTCCGGCGGGCCGGTCGGCCCAAGTCGTCGCGCATATTAACACGGGATTCTTACGCCGGCGGGAGCGGGAAAAAAGAGGCCGCGGAGGATTCGCAAGCCGCCGCGGCCGATATTGGAGAAATCAATGTAAGCACAAGCGGGCGGATTATACGGGAGCCCATCGCCGTTTTTCAAGCAATCGGACCGCGCCCTCGACCGCGTCGGGCCCGTCGTCGTGCGCGCTCGGGTTTGGAAATTCGTCGAACTGTTCGAAGAGCTCCGGACAAGATTTGAGCAAGTGCCGGGCGAAACGAAGCGTGCCGGCCGCGGCGATCGGTTGCAAAGACATGATGCGGGAAACCTTGTTTTGGCTTTGCGTGACCGCTTTGATCGGCGGGAAGAGTTTGCGCTCGCGCCCCTGCCGCTCGATGTTCGATTTGAGGAGATTTTTATACATGTTCTCCTCGGCCGCGATGATTGAGGGCCCGAGCTCCTCGTATACGTCGAGGAGCAAATCGATTTGCTTGTCCGGCAGTTTCTTCGTGAGCCGGGCGTCGATAACCTCGAGGAAAGCCTCGGGACTGTCGGCCGTGATCCGGGTTCGGCCGACAGTGACAATCGCCGCATAATCCTTCCGGCCGGCTTTCACATCGGAAGGTTTCGCGCCGCCGGCCGGATCCACGAACGTTGCCGTAGCATCGTATCGTGTGGCGAGCTCGAGGCGGTTGAAGTCGAAAAACACGAAGCCGGCAGAATCGAAAACCTTGTCGCCTTCGGCCCGCGGCTCGTTCAACATTTCGCGCGAATAGTTGAGCGCGCCGACGTTCGGTTGCCGCTTGTAATCCCGGAGTCTTTCAATCGGCCATTCTGCCTCCCAAAGCGCGGAGCCGTCGGTTTTGGTGTTGCCGATCGGATAGAGTGAGCCCTTCTCTCGAGGCGGGAGGTTCTCCGCCTTGTATACTTTCGAATCCCACTCTTTAGACTTCAGGAGCTCGGCGAGAAGCGAGTCGTCGTCGACGAGGTTCCCAATCACGTAAATGTCCCAAAGCTTCGCGCCGAGGCCGTAGAAGGTGCCGCCGAACCATCGCTTGTTCTTTTTGCGTTTCGCGAACGTGTCGGAATTCTCGGGCGATTCCGGGTCGTCGAGAACGGCGAGGTCCGGCCGGAACCGTTTGCGCTTCAAGCCACGGAGAGAACCGCGCATGCCTCGAGCGAGGACGCGCGCGCCCGAAGCAAACGCGAGCTCGCGGTCGGTCCACTTCGTCAACTGCCCTTTAACGTCGCGCTCCGGTGCAAGGTGCGGGAAATCCTCGAGGAGGAGCTCGTTGTTTTCGACCTCGTCGATTATCGCCTGCAGGTTTCCCTCGGCCGCCGGCCCTGATTCGCCGAGGAGGATTATGAAATTCTTGCGCTGAAATGCGAGCTCCGAGAGCGGGAGCGCGAGGCCGACGACGGTTGTCTTTCCAAATTGCCGCGGCTCGGCCCGGCATACCCTCTTGTTGGGTTTCCGGTTGTCGATCGCCGCGAACAGGTCGAGGTGATGCTCGCCGAATTCGGTCGAGAAGTGCCGCCCCAGGTAGATGCGGCAGAAATTTTCAATTGATCTTTTGGCGAGGCTCCGGCGTGCGGCTCTTATCCAGGACGCCGAGGAGGTCACGCACGACGCCGGGCTCGAGGTCGTCGATTTTCTTCTCCAGGTCCCGTTCGGTAAGTGGTCCGTCAGATTGTGCCGGCCGCGACCCGGTCCCGTTTTCGGCGGTGCGGTTCTCATAGAACGCAAAGTAGAGTCTTATGGCCTCGAGTTGGTCGGGCCCGGTCCCGATACATTTCCGGAAAAGCGCGGCTTTGATCTCCTGCGCATAGGTCGAGGTTTTCTTGTCGAGTTGGGCGTTTAGCCATTCGATAAACTCCGGCTTTTTTTCGGCTTCCCAAAGAACGGCGCGCGAGATTTGAATCGCTTCGCAACGGGCGGTTTTCGTCGGTTGGATTGTCCAGTCCAGGCAGGCGCAAACATAAGCGTGCCCCCAGCGTGGTGGCCTGTATTGGCGTTTCGGTTTGTCAGTCTCGCTCACGGTTGGGAAGTGTCGCACAAGGCGAGGGAAGGTGGGAAGAGGGAAGCGCGCCGGCCGAGTCAGATGGAGGACAGGCCGGCGCGCGATCGGCGGGAGCGGACCGCCGAAATTCTCGGGAGCCTATCGACCGGTTTGCCGCGGATGATTCGAGCGAGGGGACTAATTTTTCCGCCCGCATTTCACCCTTGGGCCGCTGTCGGCTCCCAAGCTTTTTTAATTGTGATTCATGACGCTCGAGGTTTTCGCAAAGACCGAGGTAATCGCATCGGATAGGCCCGGCATTGCGACCGCTACCGCAATTGCGATGAGAACCAACATGATCGCGTACTCGACCGTCGTGACCCCGTGCTGTCCTGTTCTGCGCTGTGCTTTCGTTTCCATTTTTGTCCTGCCTCCGACCCAAATCTAGCGTCGTGTTCGGTCGTTTGTCATTAGGTCGAAGGTGCTACTCGGCGACGGCCGCATTTGGCGGCGTGAAGCGGGAGCCCGACGCGATGGAACAGGCGGGAGCAATGTGGACAGGGTCGGTCGCGAGGAATCGCCGCCAATTCTTGACGCCTCGAGGGCCGGCCGATCGCCGCCCGAGCCACGCAGGAACGTTGATGGCTCACAATGCCGGCCGAACAGAAGAGCTCGCCGCATTGCCTGCACGGAATATTCGCGACCAAGACGCGGCGCGTGACAATTCGGCCGTAGCGCGCGATCTTCTCGCCCTTCGCGGTGAGTTGATACAGTAGCGGCGCGCGGCCGGTCGTCCTCTCATGCGGAACCGTGCCGACGACCTTGACTTGATCGGTTTCCGTGAGGATGTAGAGCCCGACCTGGATTGTTCGCCGTTTGATCTTTCGGAAGCCGGCAGTGTGTTTGAGCTCCGCCGAGGTCGCCGGGCCCTCGAGGAGCGCGCGGCGGATTTTCGCCGCGATACCTGGACAGGCTTTGTAGGTGCGATGCTCCGACCGAGTCACGCCGATTTCCGGAGGAAGCGACGAAGCCGCGGCCGATTCTTCCGGAGAATTTCGACCGTCGCTTTCATTTCCCGGAATGCCTCGGCCTTCTCCTCCGGGTCCTCGC